TGAGGCTGAATGGGAGTATGTTGGACTATATGCACTTTCATACATGGCATTAGAAATGACATTCTATTACCTACATGAGAGAGTCTGGGCAAAGTTTGGACACAAGGTAAAATAATGCGTATTAAATTTATTAGGTTTGTTGTTAAAACACTTGGATATGAATGGGGTGGAGACAATCTCAATGCACCAGTCTGGACAGTAAAAGCAAAAAAGAAGAAGTAACGCATGGCACTGTACGAATATGATTGCATGCCATGTGCAAAACGCTACACTAAAGAGCGTTCAATAAAAGATAACGATCCTGGATATGTCTGTGAGACTTGCAATCATACCTTAGTTCGTGTATACTCTAATGTAGGAGCAGTTTTCAACGGTAGTGGATTTTATTCCACTGATAATAGAAAGAAATAGGCAGTATACTATGAAGACAATGATTGATGAAGCAGTAGAAATAAAGCAGTGGAGACTATCTCCATTGGATAGGTGTGACTCTTGTAGTGCGGAGGCTCTAGTTCAGGTAACTGGCATCTCTGGAGACCTAATGTTTTGTGGTCATCACTATAATAAGATTATGGATAGTTCTGAAGGATATAAGAAGATGATGTCTTTTGCGCTTAGCATTGTTGACGAACGAGAAAAATTAGTTAGTTAAAATGAACAAGTTGTCAGAAAACTTTAACTTTAATTTTTTTGGAAACTATGATATATCATCAATCCAAAAATATATTAATAATTTTTCTGATGAATGGTTTATTGATACATCAAGACAAGATATTTTCCAAGCACACAAAGACACTAATTCTTACTTTGTATACAAAACAAATCTTGCTTGGAAACAAGGAGAACCTCTTGTTGTTGAAGAAAAAAGCAATGACAAAACACTACTTGACATGATTAATCCAATTATTAAAGACTTGGAACTAAAGCATAATGGAATTAGGAGCAATGTTCTTTTTATAAAATTAAAAGCAGGACATAATATTTCTGCACATTCTGATAGTGGTGAGTATTTGCTTTCCTCAAGAAGGCATCACATACCAATTATTACATCAGACCAGACTTTTTTTACTGTTGGATCAGAAAAAATTAACATGTCAGAAGGAGAATGCTGGGAGATTAACAACTCAAGAGTACACTCAGTAGAAAACAGTAGCAAAATTGACAGAGTGCATTTGTTAATTGACATTATGCCAAACACAGAGATAGGTGAAGAATGATTATTCAGATTATTGGTCTGCCAGGTGCTGGTAAGACAGAGTTGGCCAAGGCACTCAAAGAAAGAATTAACGCCATTCACCTTAATGCAGATGAGGTCCGTGCAACAGTAAACTCAGACTTAGGTTTTAGCCCTGAAGATAGAATTGAACAGGCAAGACGTATGGGGGACATGGCAAGACTTATTGCTAAGCAGGGAGTTGCTCCAGTGATAGTTGACTTTGTGTGCCCTACCGACTTGACTCGTGCAGCATTTGGCAAGCCAGATATTTTAATTTGGGTAGACAGAATTGAGTCTGGAAGATTTGAAGACACAAACAAGATGTGGGAAGACCCAGAGTCATGCGATGTCAGAATCCCCTGTGGGATGACAGTAGAAGAAGAGGCTGACCTTATCATTGCTGCTTGCCAGTTACACGACTGGACAGCCCCTACAACCCTTATGCTGGGCAGATATCAGCCATGGCATGAAGGACATCACGCTCTTTACAAAGAGGCAGGGAAGAGAACAGAGCAGGTTTTGCTGGGAGTACGTAATACATACAATACAAGCGAGAAAGATCCACTTAAGTTCGATCAGGTAAAAGAATATATTGCCAAGGATGAATTTATGGATGGTGCATTAGTATTAAGACTACCAAACATTACCAACATTGTATATGGTAGAGATGTTGGATACAAGATTGAACAAGTAGATTTGGGGGCAGACATTCATGCTATTTCGGCTACTGAAAAACGCAAGCAGTTGGGCCTTTAGACAGATAGAAAAATCTGGGGAAGCAATCAATGCTGCAGATGAAAGAATTATAGCGTCAATGTTTAAGGATAATGATGAGCGTAAAGAAAAGTAGATCACTTGTTAAGTCTTTAACATGGAGAGTTGTCGCAATGGTTTCAGGGTTTGTAACTCTTTATGCTTTGAGCGAAGATATTAGTCTGGCTACTATTGCTACACTAATAACCAATGGGGTTAATTTTGTGGCATACTATTATCATGAAAGAATTTGGAATGCTGTCAAGTGGGGCAAGGAATGACAGTAACCAGAGCAAGATCGTTTGCTAAGGCACTTAGTTATCGCATATGGGGAACACTCTCCTCTGTTGCGGTTGCTTATGTTATAACAAAGAACGCTTCGCTCTCAGTAACGATTGCGTTTTGGGAAACGGTAGTTAAAGTATTTATCTACTACGCACATGAGCGTGGGTGGAACTATATACAATGGGGGAGAAAATAAACATGAATAAGCAGTTATACTTTTTACATATACCAAAAACTGCTGGAAAATTTATTTCTCATAATATAAAAAATAGTATAAATAATGATATTTTATCTTATGTTAGTACATACTTTCCAAACAGTAATGAGTTTTTAGATTCAAAAATCTACATTTCTGCTCATGGAGGAACATACCCCATAGAATTTTTAAAAGATGTGGATACTGCAACGGTAGTAAGAGAACCAGTAGAAGCAAGAGCAAGTTATTTTAATTTTATATATCCTAGATATCTGCAAGACAGGCCAGAGTACATGGAAAGAAAAGATAACAAGGAAAAGTTTTTATATTATTTGTTTGAAGATAATAATTTTTTAATTCATAACAACTATCAGAGTAGATTTATTTGTAACTCTGCTGATCCAAGATCTTGGGATGCAGAGTCTTTTTACACAAAGCATAGAGCCGAAATGATGAAGAAGTATCATGAAGGTTATGGGTTTGATTGGTTTGTTGGAAATGAAAATACATCTCTAACTAATGCAATTGAGAATATAAATAGTTTTAAAATCGTAAACACAGTTGATAACATAGGTGTGTTCTGTGGTAAAATTAAAGACTGGTTCCTATTAAACCACGGCATTGAGATAAACTTTGATCTTAATACTAAGATTAATGTTGGACCATCTGAGTTAAATAAAGAAAAAGTTTCGTCTGATTACTTTGTAAACTTGTTAACTCAAGGAGAAAAGGACAGAGTCCTAGAGTTAAACAGTATAGACTTAGATGTTTACAATTTTGTAAAAAACAAGGAGGCTACAAATGTATGAATACTATGTAAGAAAAGTAGAGAACGTAGTAGATGGAGATACCATTGACGTTCTTATTGATTTAGGGTTTGATATTTTGTTTCAATCCCGTGTGAGATTGGCTGGTATTGATACCCCTGAGTCTCGTACGAAAGACCTTAAAGAAAAGACTCTTGGTCTTGAGTCTAAAGAGTACCTAAAGAAGGCTCTAAAAGATGCCAAGTCTGTTATTATTAAGACTGAGAAGATGGATTCATCTGAGAAGTATGGTCGCATTTTAGGCTGGGTATATATTAATGGAGATACCGTATCTCTTAACGACATGATGATCAATGATGGCTATGCCTGGGGATATCTAGGTGACACTAAGGTTAAAGATTTTGATCAACTAGCAAAGGCCAGAAAGAAGTCTGGGAAATAACCGTGGATGAGTTTGATTCCGTAGATAAGTTAATACTTAATGGTGGGCTAGAGTTTGCAGGTACTGACTCTGAGACTGGGGAACCCCTTTACAGGCCAACAGATAGGCTTAAGGAGTTAGACTCTAAACTTAGTGATGATCTTTCTATATACTTTTCAAAAGTTACTTTAAAACTTTGGGAAAAAGGTTTTATCGACATGGATATAACAGAAGAAGATCCTCTGGTTAAGATAGGTCCAAAAGGCCTTGACCTAGATGCAATAAAGTCTTTAGACAAAGATCAAAGAGTTGTTATCGAAGAGATAATAAAGGCTCTTTCTAATAAAAAATGATATACTAAATACCTGGGAGTCTTTATGAATAATTTGTATGGTGCTATCGGGACAACAGTAATACTTGCCTTGCTTGTTTATGTTTATATTTTAAGAGTCAAAGCAAATAATATCAGCACTCCAATTATTAGCCAGTCAATGCTTCAGTATAGGTATAGCAATGGAAAGAGTAAATCTAGAAAATTAAAAACTAGGTCACAGTCTAAAATACATTACGATAAAACTAATATAAAAGTAATTATTTTTGATAACAGTGCGTACTGGATTAAAGATAATATTTTTTACAAAGCGCCACTGGTCAATGAACTTATTGACAAGGAGTCTGCGGAACAAGTTGACACAATACACATGGATAAGGTACAATTAGATAAAATGCTATTCATAATGGATAGATTAAGAGAAGGGATTAACGATGATAGTAGGGGTTCAGGGGACGAGTAGTTTTGACAACTATAATGTATTCCTTAGATCGATGGCCGTTGCCCTTTCTGAATTGCTAGAAGAGGACAAAAACTTTCATATATATTCTGCGGGTCCAAACAATATTAATATGATGGCTATGGAGTTTGCAAACCTATCTGAAAAAGGAATGAAGTCAAGAGGTAAGTCTATTAAGTTTATTAAAGTGACTCCTCAATGGCTAGAAGAAAACATATCTGAACTAAACCACTTTGCCTTTTTGTCTAATCCAAAAGAGCCAGTGTCAAAGATGGTTCACATATCAAAACTAAATAATATAAACACAAACGTATACACATTCTAATAGTTCTTGACAAACTCTGTCATATATGTTAGAATTTAGTATGCTTCAAATGTGCCTTGGCACACAAACAGAATGGAAAGATTATGAAATTAGTTAATTCTTTAGACACTATGGAGTCAATAGTAAACAAGAATAGACAACTGTCATGGGATGGTTGGACAGTAGTTGAGACATTTCCCTCAGAGAAAGCCTACTACTCAAAATTTGGTATCTATAAAAATAACAAGTGGCAAATGAAAAAAGAGTTTATTCCTTCTAGCCAAGGATGGGAAATCCCTGATAAGTATGTGATCTAAATGAATAAGTTTAAATGGAAAGATGATGCTGTTTGTTTAGACTATGATACAAACTTATTTTTTGATAAATATGAGGAAGATGAACTACTAAGACCAGCAATTGATGCTCTTTGTTCATCCTGTCCAGTAAGGAAAGACTGCTTTTCTGTTGGAATTTCAGGAAAAGAGTGGGGAGTCTGGGGTGGTGTATACTTAGAGAATGGTGAAATATCAAAAGAGTTTTCTAGCCACAAGAGCAAGGATGACTGGGGAATGACATGGCAATCATTAACAATGGAGTAAGATGTATACAGATGCAATGAGAAGAGCGTTTAGATCTTTGCATGCCCCAAACAATTTTAGTTTGGAAATTGTAGATAATGATAATTTTATAACAGTAAAAGCAAAAGAGAAAGACTTTATGTCCTTGGAGACTGTTGAGTTAAAGAGACAGGCTATTGAGTACATGATTCGTGTTAAAAAAGCACTTGAAGATAATGGTGCTATTGTTTTGTTGGTAAGAGAAGGTGGAAAAGAACTATGATTGAGTCAATTCTAGTCGGAGTATTTGTATTCTTAACTCTATTATTCTTATCTTTGTATGTGTTTCAAATAAAAAAGAACCGCATCATTTTGGCAAACACATTAAATCTTTTGCTTATGCAGCAGTCTATTAGCGACGGAAATAAAACAGATCAAGAAGAATCAAACGAAGCATTTTTAAAATTTGTTTCAGATTCTCGTGATTGGGCATATCAGTATATAGAAGAGGTTCAGTCTGGGCTAAAGTTGTTTATTGATGAGGTTGGTCCACAGGTCGAACACTACGATAAATATGGCTCAGCAGTAGATGGCATGATTACTCCACATGACTTTGCCTTAAAAAAAATATCAGGAGCGTACAAAGAACTAAAAAAACTCCTGCCAGATGACTATGGTAGAATAGACGCATGAAAGAAATTATGCTTTCAGTATTAACAGGTTTTGGATGTGGTGTAGTATTTGCTGCATTCAAATTGCCAGTACCAGCACCACCAGTTTTTGCGGGAGTCGCAGGAATTATTGGTTTATGGATTGGTTTTACAGTACTAACAAAATTCATATCCTAGGAGGAATAAAATGAATAAACAAATCAAAAACGCACTAGCGTCATACGGAAGATCAGTACTTGGAGCAGCAACAGCAATGTATGCTTCTGGAGTTACAGATCCACAGACATTAGCATACTCACTACTTGGAGCACTTGTGCCCGTTGTATTGAGAGCAGCCAACCCTAACGATCCTGCATTCGGCAAGATGCCATCTGCAGAAGATGTAGACAAGGCAGTTAAGACTGCTAAGGTTGTTAAGAAGACCGCAAAGAAGGCTCCTGCAAAGAAGTCATCTGGCGGAGGAAAACCAACTAACCAGGTAAAGTAATTTTCCTAAAGATTAGCAGGCTTGTTATTTTACAGGCCTGCTTTTCTATGATATAATTTAATAATAGGAGAAAAAATGATACTAAAGTACTTAATGTATAAAGTTTATTATAAAATAAAAAAAATCTTTAAAAAGAAAGACAACAGGTTTATATATTGAACGAAATAAACAGAAGATTTTTTGATTTTTTAACTAGGTTTTTTCAAGGTATTACAGTTGACTCTAAAAATAAATACAGCAATGAAGAGATGTCCCTGTTTCTGGAAGAGTTAAAAGACATTCTTGCCTCTCATTCAACTACTCAATCTAAGGCTTTAAGTTTTTTTACTTTTGATCAACAACTTGAAGATTACCGATACAGACCTATGGACCAAGACTTTAACAAGTACTACGAATTTGTTTTTTCAGGCTGTTCCCAGACGCATGGAGATCACATAACAGAGCCAGAAGTTAAAGATGGATCTTACAAGGATATATGGGGTTTTCAAATTGCAGATTCTTACGGTAAAGAAGCCCTAAACTTAGGCATGGGTGGCTGGGGAGCAGAGTCAATATTAAAGGGATTAATGCATCACTTTCAAAAAAATGGAAACCCAAAAGTTTTGTTAGTATTATACCCAGACTTAGGAAGAATAGAAGGGGTAGATAGTAATAAAATAGAGATGCCAACCCCATTAAACAAGCATGAACTCGTACAACACTGGTTTTTAAGACCATCCGATGATCACAAAGTTAATAAGTTAAGTGTTCTTCCTCATAGTCCTTTAGACGTTATTCCATTTACTCAAGCCCTTTACAAAAACCTTCAATCAATTTTACTACTAAACGAATACTGCAAACAAAATAATATTTATTTTAAATATAGTTCTTGGAATCACACAACAAATTTGTTTTTAAAAATGTTAAAAGAAAGTTTTTCTGAATACTCAAACTACTTAGAACCTAAAGAATTTAATTTTGATGAACTTGAGTTTGAAAATCTTTCTTGCCATAAGGATATTAAAGAAAATAAAATAAAAACAGTTTGGAACACAGGGCATGATAAAGAACACATAGGTATTCATCAACACATACACATTGCAGAACGATTTAAGAGAGAGTTGGATAATGATAATCCTTGGAATTAACGAAACCTCTCACGACGCATCTGTCTCTTTAATTAAAGATGGAGAGATACTTTTTGCTGGACATGCTGAAAGGTATAGTAAGCAAAAAAATGATTGGTATGTGAATGATAGTTTAATCACTAATGCTTTGCAGTACGGCACCCCTAATGCTATAGCATACTACGAGAAACCTCTTCTAAAGGCCTCTAGACTGGCTTTAAGGGGTGGATCTGGAGACTGGAAACCACAGTTTAATATTGAAGGAATACCTAGAAAATCCTTTAGCCACCACTATTCTCATGCAGCAGCAGGATACTATACGAGTTTGTTCAACGATGCTGTAATTGTTGTTTTAGATGCTATGGGTGAATACAATACCTCCACAATTTGGGTTGGTGAAGGCGACAAGATTAAACTAAAGTATAAACAAAACTATCCAGTAAGTTTCGGACTATTCTATTCAGCATTCACACAACTAATAGGCTTAATGCCAAATCAAGAAGAATATATTATGATGGGGATGGCTGCCTATGGAGACTGGCAAAAGTATTATAAAAAAGTAGACGAATATTTCCCAAGTTATGATAAACAAAAATATAATTTTCATAAAGGAATAACTGACTGGGGTTGGGTTTCAGAACAAGATAAGTTTGATATAGCAGCAGCAGTACAAATGGTATACGAGCAAAGGCTAAATCAATTCATGCGTATGGCAAAAAGTTTAACTGGCAAAAATAATTTAGTATTCATGGGTGGATGTGCACTAAACTCATCCGCAAATACACTGCTGTGGAAAATATTTGATATGATTTGGATCATGCCTAACCCTGGTGATGCTGGTAGTTCTTTAGGCGCATCAGCAGCCCTATATGGAAAGCATCTTGATTGGAAGACTCCTTATCTTGGCTATGACCTTGGTGGAGAGTACCCTGTTCAGAAAATTTTGGACGGCATATTGAAAGACGGAATCGTAGCAGTAGCAACAGGAAGAGCAGAGTATGGCCCAAGAGCATTAGGAAATAGAAGTATACTTGCGGACCCAAGAGATCCATCAATTAAAGACAAGGTAAATCTAATTAAACAGAGAGAACTTTTTAGACCCTTTGCCCCAGTAGTTATGGCAGAGCATGCCTCCAAATGGTTTGATATGGACTTTGAGAGTCCTTATATGCAGTACACAGTTAAGTGCCTGCAGCCTGACAAGATCCCCTCTGTGGTACACGCAGACGGCACATCAAGAGTTCAAACAGTTACAAAAGAACAGCACCCAGGGCTATACAGGGTTTTGAATAAATTTTATTTACAAACTGGTGTTCCGATACTTCTTAATACTAGTTTAAACATTAAAGGGCAACCACTACTAAATGATGAACATGATATAGGTAGTTGGGAGTTAAACTATGACAAAAAGATTATATCATAAGATAGTTAAAGATTTATTTTTAAATAATAAAGATCTTATATTTAATACAATGGGTGAGACTGATTTAGATTTTAGAAAAAACTATCCAGAAAGTATGCTTGATGATTTTAACTCTTTTGGATTTAGGTGCGATAATTTTATAGACACACACAACGGAAAGCACATACTTTTTATGGGGTGTTCTGAAACACAAGGATCTAACCATGGGCTAGACGAAGCATGGGCATACATCCTTTATAAAAAAATAAAAGAAAAAGAAAGCGTCAGTGGATATTATAATATTGCAAGTATAGGTGATGGAATAACAATACAAATTCTAAAATTAATGCAGTATGTAGATAACTTCGGTGTGCCAGATGAAATATATTTTTTAATTCCAGAAACATATAGAACTATTTTATACAGTCATAAACATACTGCTGACACTGAAAACTCATTTTTTCTAAACAATATTCGGGCGGATGAAAATAACTTTACGGATGCAGAGTTTGTAAATGCACATGGAAACTCAGTGATATGTTTGAGACTGCTAGAATCATTTTGCTCTGCATCCAATACAAAACTATTTTGGTCTACATGGTTTGGTGATGAAGAAGACATCTTTAAAGAATATGAATTTAAAAAATTTATTTCTTTAGATATAAAAAATATGGAGTTAAATATAAAAAAAATTTTTGAACAGCATGAAGATAAAACAAAAACCGTTAAATACAACCTGACCAAAAATGATGGACACAAAGGGCTGGTATTCCATAGGTACTGGGCAGAAAAATTTTACGAAGCGAGGGAAAATGAAAAAAATAATAAGAAAAGTTAGGCTATACATACTGTTTAAGTTTAAAAAAAAGAAAATATTTAAAGATAAATATATTTACTAATAGAGTGATAGGATAGTTTAATGATTAATAAAAAATACACACCAAAGACAATACCAAATATTTTTGTTAATAGATCTTTAAAAGAAATGAGTAATAATGGTATTCCTAAAATAGAAGCAGATTCTGTTTTAATTGAGTATAAACTAAACTCTCAAGGATATAGATGTGATGAGTTTAACAATCAAAAAATTTTAACTTTGGGATGCTCTCAAACAGAAGGACATGGAATGCCTATAGAACTGACATGGCCTTACCTAATATCAGAAAAAATGAATAAAGATTATGTTAATTTAGCAAAAGGTGGAGAAGGAATGCAAGCACAAATAATTAAAGCATTTCAGTTTTTTAAAGAATTTCACCATCCTGAATATATATTTGCAGTATTCCCAATAGCAAGGATTGAGGTTCCCTTAATAAATTTTACAGTAATGAATGACAAAAAAGACAATGACTCAGAGTCTAGAGAAAATATAGGAAAAGCAATGCTTTCAAACAAATTAATTGAAAAGTTTTCTAAAGAGCCCCATATGGCAGAAAATGTTTTGCCCGAAGAATTTGGAATTTTTTATAATATTTTATTTTTAAAAATATTTATTCAATATTGCGAATCCAATAACATAAAATTATTATGGACCTATTATAATGATTCAACTTTAGAACCATACTCTTTTAAAGATTTTACTGATACATATTTTGAGAGCGCCTACTTAAATAGTAAAATACCAAAAAACATTGGATGCCATTTAGAGTTTTCTGATAATGAGTTTTTTGATAACGCAGCAGACTACGCCTATTGGCCCCCTGGTCATTGGGGATTTCATCAACAAATCCATATTGCTGAGTCTATATACAATATGATATAATATTTATACCTGCCCAAATGGGGGGAATTAACTTATTCGCTTGAAAGGGGAATAACATGGTAACAAAGTACGCTATGGATCTATTCAATGATCCTTTTTTTATTGGCTTCAACAGAGAGTTGAGTCGCCTAAATACAGCACATAAAACAAACTCACAGTCATACCCTCCGTATGATCTAATCAAACTAGATGAAGATACATACAAGATTTCACTGGCTGTCGCTGGTTTTTCAAAAGACGATATTGATGTTTCAGTAGATAATGGAACACTGATCATCAAGGGTGAGATTGTTGAAGTGACAGATGCAGAGGTAGTTCACAAGGGAATCGCAGGAAGAAAGTTTGTAAGATCTTTTGCACTGGGAGAGTACATGGAAGTAACTTCTGCAGAACTAAAGGATGGTATGCTACATGTAAATGTTGTACGCATTGTTCCTGAAGACAAAAAGCCAAAATCTATTAAAATTAAATAGTATAATAGATAGTATTCCGTCATGATACATGCAGTTGCTTTTAGCAACCTTATTGCTGAGTACGGACAAGCCAGGGTCGCACCCTGGGAGACCTGAGCAAGTCCATAAACTGCTCATTATTCATCTAAATTTAATTCTTAGTTTACCAATTATAACAAAAGTTTATAGCCTTGTCATATATACTGTAAGTATGAAATTTAAATTCATTGCTTTACCAGTAGCATTAGCCATATTTGCTAATGCTTTTTTTATTACCCCTTCACATGCTGACAACCTTCAAGGTGCTGGATCCACATTTGCTGCTAACTTTATAGACAGATGCAGGGTCGAATTTATGAAATCAACAGGAGATTCTGTTGTATATGGAGCATCTGGATCAGGTGCTGGAAAGAATATGTTTTCAAATGGAGTAACAGACTTTGCTATGTCAGATGTTCCTTACTCTGGTACAGAAGTAAAGCCATCAAAAGAGTTTGTATATGTTCCATTGGTAGCAGGGCCAATTGGAATTATCTACAAACTTGATGGATATAAAGTTACTATCAAGATGAGTAAAGATACCCTTGCTAAAGTTTTTGCGGGACAAATAACAATGTGGAACGACCCACAGATATTAAAAGAAAACCTTATATCAGGAAAACTACCTAAGATACCAGCAACAAAGATTAGAGTTGTATACCGTGTTGATGGTTCTGGAACTTCAGAAGTTTTTACCTCATACCTTAATGCAGTTGCTCCAACTATATGGAACAAACCAGGGAATAAAAACTTTGGTACTGCATTCCCTGGAGATATATCTAAGAGTTATATGACCAGCGCTTCTGGGTCTCATGGAATTGCAATGGTACAAGGAACTACAAATGGATCTATTGGATACAATGAGATATCATATGCAAGAGGACTAAAGACAGTCTCTGTTGAGAATGAGGCTGGAAGGTTTATACAGCCAACAGTGAGTGCAGCGTCAGTATTCCTTGGAGACTTTGTCCCAGACAAGAGTGGCGTAGTTAAAATTAATTACAAGAACCCTAATAAACTATCCTATAACATATCAACATTCACATACGGTATAGCATACAAAGAGAAGAACTCAAAAAATGATTCCGTTAAAAAGTTCTTTAACTTTATGCTTGATACCTGTGGCAAGAAGGCTGAAGATCTTGGCTACTCTCCAATCAGAAGTGCTATGCTCAAGTTTTCAAAGGCAAGAGTAGCAGAAATAAGTTCAAAGTAGCAGTATAATAGAAGTGTCCCACACAGGACCTTAGTGATGGATTAGTTACCCATTGGATAGAGACCGTGGCGCAAGTCAGGTGAATTGCCTGTGTGGGGCCTTAATATTTTCACGGTATAATAATAGCAATGACTGACAAAGAGTTAGACCATTATAATAAGCAGCAGTATAAGAAGATGCTTGCTAAGATAAAAGAGGATTCTGGCTGTGTAGACTGTGGTGTTGGTAACCACATAATCTTAGACTTTGATCATGTAAGAGATAAGAAATATAACATATCCAGAATGATCCACGATGGTTTTTCCTGGAAGGCTATTAAGAAAGAGATCGAAAAGTGTGAGGTGGTTTGTGCCAATTGCCATAGGATAAGGACTCATAATAGGCTTGCTGGTTAATATGGTATACTATTAATATGTTAAAAGAAGGCGATTTCGCAATGACCTCCCACGGTGGAGAAGGAGATACACACATAGGGCAAGTAGTACATGTTATGTATGAAGGCGCTCTTGGTAATCCAGAAACAGAATATTATATGGAAGCAAGTGCAGAAAATCCTGCGGTAATGATTCAACTATTTGAACAAGAAGAAAGCGGATTATGGGAAGCAACAAGACTATACACTGCATGTGCAATGTCTATGTATGTACAGATCCCACCACTAATGGTTGAGCCTGAAGATTCAGAAGTTGCTATGGCTATGTATGATGCACAAATGGGCAAAGCAGCACCTTGCTGGGATGGATATGTACAAAGAGGAATGAAACCAGGTGCAGACGGAAAGCCAGTGCCTAACTGTATCCCAGTTGCCAAATCAGATAGTTGGGTTGATTCTCCATTTAAGGTGGCAAAGTAATGCCAAAGAAAAAAGCAGCAGCCTTTAACCCTGTTCAGATTAAAGATGGATGGATTGTTAGACTATATAAAGATGGTCGCATCAAGTCTAAGATTGCCCCTTATGAAGTAAAGCATAAGCCAAAGCCATGAAAGAACTTTTACATTTTACAGCAGATTGGTGTAACCCATGCAAGAGTATGGCTCCAGTCATTGAAAGGTTTATTAACGATAACCCAGATATAAAATATACAAAGGTTGACGTAGATGCGGAGACTGAGTTAGTCAGAGAGTATAGAGTTCAGTCTGTTCCAACATTCATTGCACTTATTGATGGAGAGTATCATAATATGCTTGGCGGAGTTAAGCCAGAATCTGTTATAAGATCTATATTTGGGTAGTTTTTAAGTCATACCCAGGACTTTAAGTTAAGGACAATATAGTGTTGCAACACGCTATAAAAAAGTTTCCCGACAAAGATACAGCGACTATATTGTCACAATATAATTATACCATGTACCCCTGGCAGGAATCGAACCTGCGACAAACGGATTAGAAGTCCGCTACTCTTCCGCTGAGTTACAGAGGTATGGTACACCAGGTAGGACTTGAACCTACGAATAGCCGAATTATGAGTTCGGTGCCTTAACCAACTTGGCTACTGGTGCTAGTCCTTATTTAATTAGTAAGCCAAAGAATGTTCCAAGAAGAAAGCATAAAATCCCAATAGTAGAATGATAGTATGTTTTCATGTGTTGTTTAATAATGTAACGTTTTATTTCTTTTGATATTTTATTTACTTCGTCTTGATCTACCACAATATCTCCAGTTCTAGTTAGGGACTGAGCGTAAAGATCCAAGAATAATTTCTTCTCTGATCCGTTGCTGTTTGCGTTCAAATTTAGAAAGATAAGGCTTATCCTGTATTCTCTTCTTGTTCTTTGTTGCTCTCTTAATCTTATGCTGAGAGGTTTTGTTGTTAGACTTTCTCATTTTGCACCCTGGCTTTCTGCTACGTTGTCACAAGGACAGATTATTGACTCTGGAAGTTCGTGAACCTTGGTTACAATCGTAATCATTGTTTCACATTCAACACACTTATAAATCTTCTTAACTCGTTTGCTCATAAACTAATCATACCATACTGAGATAAAAGTATCAAGACTTGTTTCCATCCCATGTACCAATCTTAGTAGTTGGAATTCCATGATCTTCCCACAATCTAATCACATTGGGATTATCATCTACTGCATGAACAACATTCCAATGTTTCTTAATCTTAAGTAAGATATCTTTTTTAACTTCGTAGTCTGGCCTGTTATCATCGTCACTACGCATGTACAGTGCATGGTGACCAATGTCATTTTTGGCAAGCCAATATGATGTTAGTCCACGCCAAGTTTCTTTTCTTGATGTGACAATAATAACGTGCATCTGATCAAAGAAAGCATGGTTTAACATTTCTACTACCTGTATATTTGGCAGGGCATCAATAGAAGCCTCATGAAAAGCCTCGTAATCCCTATTAGAGCCACGAACATAATGCAGGTAAGGATCTACATTGGCCAGGGTGCCATCTACGTCAAAGATGTACGCAGATGAACTTGGGCTAGTTTTGATCAACATGATATGTCATAATAAGGTAGCATGCTACATAACCTACCAAGAATGCTGGAATTAAAAAGAAAAAACTTATCATTCGAAATCTACCTGCCTTTCATACCATTGAGTCATATAATTATCCAATCCTCTTGCAATTTTTGCTGCTTCTGTACGCATGCCTAAAGCATTTGTTATTGATGGTTCAATAGGTATGGCTTCTATAGCCCTTGCAATTTCTTCTCGTAATGTCATATCATCTATACTCATAGTTCAAGTATACCTTAAGGCAAACTGATTGTCAAACGATGTCTGATACTTGATGTGAACTAGGATAATGAGTAATTGATCCGTCAACAGATACTAAGAATTTCTCAAAGTTCCAACCAATATTAGTAACGTTAGCACTGTCTTTGCAGTACTTATATATCTCGTGTGCATTAGGACCATTAACCTCTACCTTTTGTGATATAGGAAAGGTTATACCATAGATGTTTGTGCAGAATGCTTTGATTTCTTCTGTTGTTCCTGGCTCTTGATTACCAAACTGATTACATGGAAATCCAATTACAACAACAGAGTCGCTTTGGATCTTTTGTAGGTCTTCATATTGTTTTGTGTATCCACACTGGCTTGCAGTGTTAACTATCAATATGCTTTTACCTTTAAAACTTTCCAGTTTTATTTCATTACCAGAGTTGTCAATAAATGACAAGTCATATATACTCATATGAGTCTTCTTTCTGTTAGTTAGATAGAACTAGGTTTGGGTTGATGCGTGATCTTTCGCCAGCCATAAGTCTTTCAATATGGTCACGAATAACAGCGTTTTCTTCATTGAAGATGTACTCAGATCTATCTGGACCCATCTTTGCCCAGATTCCTTGTGCTGCAAGATCTTCTTTAAGAGTGCGCTCTACATCCCAGTTTAGTGTTGTAGCAGGATAATGCTTAACTACGTAACCATCTTTGTCAATTAAATACTTTTCAAAGTTAGCGTTCATCATAGAACCACCATCATGTTGATTTAGGTATCGTGATTCGTAATCTGTCTTTTCAACTATACCGTTTGCAACTTTGTCTTCAGCAAGCAATCTAATCTGATTAGAGATCTCTAAATAAAGTTCATGTCTTTCTCCAAATGGCTGACCGTTTCCGTTAAGCCCTGGACCTTGTCCAAGCCATGGTGCCTCTAATGGAATTTCTGCGGGATTAGAAACAATCATCTCTGAGAATGGGAATGTAACACCATAGACATCTTCTCCGTATAACTTAGAATCCATACCACAAGTAATACCTTTTGACCACTTGCCCTTTGTAATGCTTGGACCACAGAAGTCGTTAGTAGGAATTGCTACAACGGTAAAGTCTTCTCCAGCCATGTCTTCTTGGATCCACTGAATGGACTCCATCTGACCAGCGTTACCACAACCCACAGTTGTGTTGATGAGCAATACTGCTTTGCCCTTGAATTGTTCTAGAAAGTTTGGAGTGCCTTCGGCAGAGTCCAATTGGATGTCATATATAGATTTCATGTTTATATTATAACACCCTTTTAGCAGTCGTCTGCGGTACTTTCTGGAGCAGACTCAATGTCTATAAATGAGTTTCCATACAGTGTGTGTCTTGAGTTAGGTCCAAGAACTTTATTTACTCTATGCTTGTACTTGTCTCCACCAGGGATTACAGCAAGCATGCCAGCCTTGGGCTTAACTTTAATTGGCAAGTTTCCAAACTCTAGTTCTCCGCCCTCAAAATCATCATTAAGATAAAGACTAAATGATGCATTGATGTTGCTTTCTGCTCCAGGATCTTGATGCCAATACATTGCAAAATCAATATCTTCTGTCTTTACTCCATACTCAGTTAAAACATCTGGGTTTACATTTGTTTCAATTTCTTCATCAGTCATATACTTAAATGTTTGTAGTGTTGCGTGTCTTTTGTATGATGGTGGCAAAACAGAATCAAGTCTGTCCCAAACTCCGTCGGGATCAGAAAATACTGGTAAGTTAATAACTTCTGAATCTTTATTTGGAAAAATAATATTACCAGTCTCATCATACTTGGGAACAATGTTTAAAAATTTGTTTAAAATATTTCCATATGGAGATCTCATTGTTGCATACCATCCATTTAAATCATCAGTCTGAGTCTTAAACCACTCTAACTCTTCTTTTGTAAGAAAGTCTTCAATGATCCAAATTTGCTTATCTTCATCTAAGTATATTTTTTCCATGTCTCTATGATACCATAACTTTATTTTGTGCAGTCTTTCATGTGTCTGGACAGGGATTCATTAGCCATAATGCCCCAGCGTAAATCCCATTCCTTTTTACAAACGGGGCAGATAAGGATCCTACTCATCTTTATCCCAATAGGCTTTACCAAACTCGTCATAGTCATCCCACCCTGAACCCTCTAAGTCTTTTTTCATTTGTTCTATATCAAGTTGGTAGTATGTACCCCACCAACTATAAGGTTTGTTAAGAATTACCCACATTTTTGCGTGGTACTTATGACGAAAGCCTAGGTCAGCATCCAACTCTTCCTCTAACATCATAGCCTTAAACAAATGATTACCAGCAAAGCCACCACAGAAGTTGCCTATGACTCTTAATGGCCATATTCTAGTCTTCTCTATCTTTGTTGTTCGTGTCATCTTTAGGTACCCACACTTTCTTCCCGTTTTTATATTCTGGCCAATAGCCAAGGCTACGCCAATCCATCTGAGTTATCTTAGGTTCTTTTGGCATTGGTGCACCATATATGTCCATCGCTCATGGTTTGATGAGTGTTCCAAAATATAGGATCTTTGTGTGATAGGCCACATGATGAGCACTCATTTTTCTTTTTCATATACTAAGTATACACCCACCACGCTTGGATGTCAAAACAGATGATATAATAATCTCATGCCTACACCACCAAATTATCAAGGACTATATAACAATGGAGCACTTTATGCCATTGGAGACACAGTTATTACTGATGGAGACCCATACGGTATTGACGGAGCATACTTTATTAGAATTAGCAACCCTGGTAATCCAGGATATCCACCTGCAGTGGGTGGAGGAAGTAACGATAACTGGGCACCATATGGTGTTAAGTCAGTAACTGGATCTGGATCAGTAACTGGTTCTGGCAGTATTGCTTAATACCCACCCAAACATTCATTTCTTGTATGAAACAGTCTAACTTTTGTTAAAATTTTGCGGGTTGGAGCAAACAATTCTTCTTTACAGCATCCACACCTCATATGCCATTCCTTAGCAAAGAAATCATACACAGCACCTTTGGCATTAGCATACTTGTTGGCTACAAAGGTTTGAAATGGATCAGGAATTTCCATGTTAATCATTTGGTGACCAAACTAACTTAAGAAATTTATTCCAAGAGTGTTTGTCTAATGATATGTCTTTCCATCTCATGTATGACCTTACTCCCACTATTCCGTATAGAATAGCGCCAAGGATAAATCCATACTGCTTTGTAATTAGAGCGTAGGCCGTCCACATAAATTCATTAAATATAAACCAAAGCCAGCCCCATCGCTTTTTACGGCCAATAGTAAACATGGCTGCAGCACCACTTATAACAAGTATATATGAGGCGTAGTCGTTCATCCATTGTTCCATATATTTAGTATACCTTAAAGTAAGGGTTTAGTCAACTTGCTTTTGTTTCCACTTGGTCTTTACCCAAGTGCCTATTTTATTAATGTTAACTTTTTCTCTTAAGACTTCTGCAAAGTCTGTACTTATCTCAGATCCAAGGTACTCTTCACCTGTTTCTAAGTCAGTCAATTTCCATTTTCCAGGGGCTTTAGTATGAATAATTAAATCAACTGGCTTATCAAAAGATTCAACTTCTGATCCATCTTTAAGTATTCTGTGAGACATTCTATGAACTAAGACTCATAGACAAATGATTAAAGCATACGTCCGCAACCACATAATCAGAGTGATCTACAACAACATCGTAATGTGTGGCTTCCTTTTCACAAAAAAAGCATTTGGACTTATTCATATATTGATTATATCATATTGTGTCTTGACAAAAACTCTTCATATGTCATTTCTTGCCCGTAATAGTCTATTCTCTGGATATTTTGATCAAACTCTGTCTTGTAGGATGAGCCATGCCCAGCCCTCATTGTTTTAGAAACTATATCTGGGTTATTTTTAACCCCATCTGTAAAACACGAATGGATTATCTGTTGATCAGGTTTATTTAAAAAAATACTGTGTGCCTTTATGATACTGTCTACGCAAGAGTTAAGCAATTTTGAATTTTTTACGGCTGCAAAGTTTGCATTGTTTGTGTGTTCACGGGCTTCGGTTTTAGTAGATACAAGGTCAATATGTTCTGGTAAGCCATCTAAAATATAATCCATTGGAACTAAGCAAAATGAGTCCATATCTGCATATACACCACCTTCATTTTTTACAATAAGGTATCTCCAAATATCTGCTTGGTGTGGTTTTCTTATTTCTCCATATATTTTATAAAGTTCTGGGCTGGTATCTTTCACATACTTTTCTCTGGTTACTGCGTCATGGTATATGTATTCCCATCCTGGGTTAAGATTTATCCATGACATTGATGTTTGTTTAAACCATTTTGGAAGGTCTTCGTACTTGTATTGGTGAGTTTGAAAAATTTTTTTAGGTATCACATTTTGATTATACCATTACTTAATAGCACAGGCAAGACATACAAATGGTTCGTCATCTTGTTTTATATATAGTTGATCGCAATTGCTGCAGGCTACCCTGTAGCCCATAAACTTATTATAAGATGATTCTAATTTGTTCATAGGGTTATTTTATCACACAGTTCGACGAAAAATAGGTTTTGAAGTTCGGCGCAAAATAGAAGTTATAAACCTTCCTATGCCCTAAACGGGCAATAGTGGTTACAAGCCTTTATATGCTTACTTCTGGTTTAATATTATTAATTAAGTAATTTACACACTCAGTCTTAACCTCATCGCTACATTTGTTAAATCCATAATTCTCAAATCTTGTACTGATACATATATTATCTGGAGTATAATCTTTTTCATTATCTAGCCTGTCTAGACTTGGAGATAAGGGGTAGTGCTTTCTAAATACATCATTAGGGTCCATTGGAATACCAAGCCACTTGCTTTTGCCACCTTGGTCATTAAATACCTTTTCTACATCTTCCCAGGTAATAGTAAAGACCTTTACTCGTCTGTTAATTCCTACACTCTGATGCTTCTTGTTCCAACCATTTTGAGCACCTTTGGCATTGCTTAATATAACCTTGTATGGATTTTTCATATTCTTATTATCTCAGAAATTGCGGGGGATGTCAAGTATAATAGACATATGACCCTACTATACATACTCTACAGCCCCATACACAAGGCTATTAAGGTGGGTATATCAGATGTGTCTGGTAGAAGGTTTGCAAGCCATAGGACCAAGGGTTGGATATTGATCAAGTATTGGTGGTTTTCCGAACGGGATCAAGCAAGAGCAATAGAAACCCTAGTACTAAGAACACTAAGGGAAAAGCATGGTTCTTTCCTGGATAAGGCAGATATGCCACAAGGGGGATATACGGAGACATTTGATGCGTCGAAGATAACTCGAAAAGGTTTGATCCGTATGGTCAATAGGGCGATAAAGGACCTATCGTAATCTTTATTTACCGTGGTTTTATAGAGGCTTTAATGCCATAAGGAGAATACCCATACGAGGTCCTTGCCCCCATACCTCATGAGTAATCTCATTGGATAGGAAAAGGATATCCCCTGGATTTAGGACAATTTCTTCTTCCCCACCTAATCTCCAGAATGATTGGCCTAACATTTGAAGATAGGCTGCATCGTGGACATCTCTATGAGGGCTAACTACACTATTGTCTAAAGATATAACTGGTCCATCAACATGCCATATACCATCACAATTACATATACCAACTTGCCACGCATCGTAATATGGGCAGTCATCGTAATACTTTGAGCCATAGTCCTTGTTTATCTTTTCAAAGAAGTCTTTAAGGTCTGGAAGGTCATCAAATAATCTACGGTTTTTTATTTTAAACCATAGGGTCTCAGGTCTTTGTGAGCCTTCCGCATTTTTATATAGGAGAGTCAGTGCCTGTTCCCAGTTGGTGTTGATAAGGAAGTAGTTTCTTGTGAGTTCATACTTGTCTATGGGCATGGTTTAATTATAACAGACAATGCTATAATGAGTATATGTCAATAACCCTTATAAATAACATATTTTCTGATGAAGATATGGACCATATCCTTAAAACTGTATCAAATGTAGATTTTGAAATAGACAATAACCTAGGTAGGGTTCGTGCTATTCCAGCAATAAAGAACCTACTACACCCAAGAATCATAGAAAAATTTAACGATATTGTAAGTGAGATGGGCTATCCTTCTTTGAACATGAGTGGCATAACATATGTGGAATATAGCAATCTATATGGAAAGCCTAACCTTCCCCCACACTTTGATGGAGATGACAATAACCTAATCATCAATATGCAGATAGATGCTAATACCGTTTGGCCTTTGGGTTTGAACTTAGATGTCTATGAGTTAGAGAATAACTCTGCCTTGATCTTTAATGCTAATAAAGAGATTCATTGGAGAACCCATAAGGAGTTTAAGGATGGAGAGTATGTCAAGATGATGTTTATGAGGTTTGGCTATCTAGAAAATAAGTCAGACTACTCACACCTGAACCTGGTTCAAAACGATCCTATTTTTGATGATATAAGAGCCTTTAGAGATAGTTATCCACAGGCTGATACGCCAAAAATATCATAGTTATCCACAAGTTATCCACAGATTAATCTTACTGATTATATTATTAGACACTCTAGAAGTGGAGTGAAGTGGAGGATAGTGGAGTAGGGAGCGCTTTTAAAGAGGCGTTCGTAATCTTTTTTGGGGAGAGGGGCCCTATCACAAAACCTTCATATTGTCAAACCTTCAAACCTCATATCCCCGCAGCGGATGATATCACAGATATAATGGTTTGTCAAGTCCTTTCAAACCTTAAAACCACATAAAAAAATCTCCCAAAACCAGGGAGAAATTGTCGATAATCGTAATCTTTTTTTATAAAACCAATATCAAATATTTAAGAAACCAGGATAAAAGGTTTGTTATTTACCATAGGGTTAATTGGGTATACTTTGACTCCCCCGATTTTTGCGACGGCATAGGATAAGGGGCATGAATAACAGTATTATCAGTGATCTTTTCAGGGGATCTAAAGAAAGGAAAGAAAGCCCTAAGAGTAACAATAGAATACAACATACCAGTTAAAGCACCTACTGCTTCATTAAAGACAGCAGAGTCAGAAAGAGAATCATGTCTATGGGACTTGTTCTCATACATCTTTGCAAAGTGGTGTGGCATAATATCATTATAA